CAGCGCGCGCGCGCCGCCGAGTGCGCCGCCCTGGACCAGGGACAGCGCGGTGGAATGCACGTAGCACAGCGCATCGCGCGCCTGGCAGTGCGCCAGCGGCAGGGTGCGCGCCGGGTCGTCCTCGAAGTCGATGTAGCCGACCACGCCATCGGGGCAGCGCACCAGGTTGCGCGCGAAGGCCTGGCTCAGGCAGCTGCCCGCCCCATGCACCACCGCCAGCGCGTCCAGGCCCTGCTGCCACAGCGCTTGCACGGCGGCGGGACCGTCGACCACCGCCGCCTCGATCTCGTGCGCCAGCGAGGGCGTGGGCTGGCCCGGGGCGCCGAGATGGCGCAGCAGCAGGCCATCGGCGTGCACCGCCAGCAGCGGCGGCACGCGCAGGCCCAGCGCGCCGAGCTCGCGCAGGCGCCGCGCCTCGGTCGCGATGGCCGCGCGCCCGCCCAGGTTGGGCACGGGGTGCAGCACCGGCAGGCGCGCCAGGCCTGCCAGCGCGCCGAGCGCGTGGTAGCGCCACAGGCCATGGCGCGGGCCGGCCTTCTTGAGCCACACCTCTTCGCCGTCGAGCGTATAGCTGGCGACGTTGCACTGCTGCGCCGGCAATTGGCGGCGCAGGAAGGCGGCGTAGTCGGGGGGCACGCGCGGCGGCGCGGAAGATTCGGGCATCAGGGCCGGCATGCGTTCGCTCGCAGGGTCCGCCAGGGCAGCGGGGGGCAAGGGCTGGGCAGGCGCATCAAGGTCCGAAACAGGTTGAGGGGAGTTGAGATAAAGAAAGAGAGAGAGGCGCGATAAACCGGGATTTTCCGGGTTGGCGCGGGACAAAGTGGGATGGGCCTTTGAAAATCTCTTTCCCCACATGCAAACTAGCAGCAAAGTAGAAAAAGGCGCCGTTTCTGGCGCTTTTTGCATTTTGCCGCAGCTAAGCGATCAGGCCATCCAGCCACACCCCAAGGATGTCCAGCACCGCCGCCTCGTCGCCATCGGCCAGCGTGCCCGCATCGGGGTCGGCAAACAGCAGGCCACGGCGGGGCATGTGCTTGGTGCCCCACTCGTCGAAGGCGGCGTAGGGCTGGCCGAAGCCCACGCGCACGCTCGTCGCGTCTGCCTGGTGGCTCAGGCTGGCCAGCATGTCGCCGTATCGGTCCAGCAGCCGGCGGTTGCCGTCCTCGGGGTAGCTGTCCACCGTGGACTGTGCCCAGGGTGCCCAGGCGCTGCCGCTGGGATCGGTGCGGCTCTCAAAGCGTCCGCTGATCCGGCTTTCCAACTCCATGCCGATGCTCTGCATGACGGGCGTGAGGTTGCCCATGCCCCGGTAAAGCTGCGCCAGGCTGTCGCGGAATACCTTGTCGTCGGCCGTGATCGTGAGCATGGCGGTCAGTCCTTCTTGAGGCCGGCGCGGCGCGCGGCCTCGGCCAGGTCGGGGTCGGCGCTGCGCAGCTTGCCGTCCACCACTTCCTGGAGCGCCTGCTGGCGTGCCATGCCAGGGTTGTAGGCAAAGCCAGGGTCCACGCCCACGGGAATCTGGGTGACTTCTCCGGTGCGCGGGTTCACATATTCGCTTGTGGCCACCTCGGGTGCCTGCTTGTTCAGGGGCTTGCGCACGGTCGGCGCGTCCAGCGAGTACTCCGCGCCGGGGCGGTCCAGCGTGTAACCCTGGTCATAGTCGCGCTGGCTCATGCTCATCACACGGCAGCGGCAGTGCCATCCGTTGGGCGGCCAGTGCGTTTTCCAAAAAGCATCGTCCACTGGAAGCGCCAGGTTGTCCCAGGCACGGTGGCTGGCACGCACGCGCTCATCCTGCTTGGTGATGTAGCGCACATAGGGATGGGTGCGCTTGCTGCGCTCCACCCGCTCCCACAGGCCCGTCGCATAGGCCTGGCGCGTGTTGGTGTCGTAGATCAGGCGCAGGCGCGCGGCGTCGAACTTGGTCAGCTTGATCTCACCGTCGGCCGGATCGGTCACCGCCTTGATGCCCCACCAGCCGGCGTCTGTCAGCAGCTGCTCGGCGTCCAGCATCCAGTCCTTGCGGCTCAGGTCTCCCTGCACCGATTGCACGATGGCGTCGTGGAGTGCCTGCAGCAGGTCCAGCCGCGCGAGCCGGCTCACCGTGAACTGGTGGCCATGCTCGTCTTGCCACACGTCCTGCCAGGCATAGCTCTTAGCGAGATGGCCGCGAGCGATCAGCCAATCCACCGCCTCCTGCGGCGTGAGCTTCTGGAGCTGGGCGAAGTCGGTAGCTGCTGACATGGGCCTATTCGTTCGCCAAGCCGGCATCGGCCGCCAGACGGGCAGCGAAAGCAACGCGCGTCAGTGAACTGGCCAGGCTGTCGGCATCGAGCTGGGGCAGCAGCTCGGGCAAACGGGCGAGCAGCTCGGCCGCCGACTGTCCGCGCGCCTGCGCATCGGCCAGCAGCGCCTTGATCGGGTCCACCAGCGGGTCCATCACCGGGCGCCACTGGGCCTGCTCGGCGTCGATCAACGCGTCCAGTGCGTCGCGCTGTTCGGCCACGGTAGCACCTTCAGCGAAATTCGCGGGCACACGCAGTGGTGGCGGCACCGCCTTCTTGCTCCAGCCATCGCCATAGCGCGCTCGCACCGTGTCTTCGTCCAGCTCGAAGCCCATTTCCGAGACGATCTTGTCCGTCTCGGCCAGGACCTTGGTGTCCTCTTCCTCCTTGATCTGGCGATAAACAAGGCACGGCTCCAGCCCGTTGTATTCGCAGATCCAGGCCAGCAGCGTCTCATTGAGGGTCTCGCTCAGCAAGTCGCTGTCGGCCTGCGTCAAGTCCTGGCGCACGTCCTTGCGCTCCTTGCTGGCAGCCGCCAAGGCGCCGCCGGCCGAGCTGCGCGCCTCCTGGCCCGTCAGCACGGCCGCGATCCAGTCGTCCATGTACTCGCACAGGGCCTGCTGCGTGGTCACGTTGCCCGAAAGCTTGCTCTCCAGCAGTGCAATCTCCATGCCCTCGGGCGTCATCAGGTAGCCATCGTTGCTCATGGCGCGCAGCGCGTCGGCCAGCGTGCCCTTTTCCTTGGGGCCGGCGTTGCGCGGGTATTTGCCATGCGGCGTGGGCGAGCCGAAGCGATCGCACAACTTGTTCCAGGCCACGATGCCCTTGCGCTTGAAGAACACCGGCCAGAACAGCTGCAGCCCCAGACCCGTGCCATACGGGTTGTCGTCTTCGGGGTTGACCCGGTGCACGATGAACTTGCGCTCAGGCACCGGCACGCCCGTCAGCATGTTCTCGCGCGTCAGCAGGTGCAGCCATGGCGGCGAGTTCTCATCCAGCTGCACATAGACAAAGCGGCGCTGCGCCCGCTTGATGACGCGCTTGGGCACCACCAGGCCGTCGCGCACCGTCCACACGATCTCCGACACCGAAAAACCCGCGAGCAGCGCCTCCAGCAGCTCGGCGCACAGCTTGTCAAAGCTGCAGGCCTTCAGGATCTCGGTCAGGGTTTTGGCGTCTGCCGTGCCTTTGGCATTGCCCTTGTTGCGCGGCTCCACCTGCCACTCCTTGCCAATTAGGGCGAGCTGGCGCTTTTGCAGGCCGTCAAACACCTTGCCGTCACGCTTGAGGTCTCGGTACAGCTCCACGCCGTTGTTGCCGCGCTCCAGCAGCAACGGGTCGTTGGTACGCAGCACGCCCATGTAGTTCTGCTCGAACGGGTCGCGCAGGCGGTTGGCAAACTCAGAGTCCAGCTCGGGGCGGTGGGAGGCTGGCTCAGCGGTGTCGCGCGTGAGCCGGGTGCGTTTAGCCATAGATGAAGTCCGAAAGGGGTTGAGAGCTGTCGCGCGGGCCGCCGCTCATGAATTCGATGGGGCAATAGTCGATACGCGTAGCCGCATGCGAGTAAACGCAGGCCATGGCTCCGTCGCCGTGGCTGTCGCCCGACGTCTTGCCTTCTGGCATACGGGGCACGCCGCGAATCAGCTTGATCGCCCGGTGGTCTTGCAGCAAGCCGTCGTGTTTTGGCACCGTGATGGTGTCGTCTTCAAACGCTGCTTTGTACGGCGGCATGTTGTCCCGGTACCAGCCCTCGGTCGGCATCAGCCGCACCACCACGGAGCCGTATTGGTCATAGGCAGCCTCACCCACGTAGCTGCCGTTACCCCGGCTGTCGATCACCATGCCGCCCAAGCGCGGGAGTGCATCCGCGATAGCGAAAAGCACCTGCAGCTGTTGGTTGTAGGGCACGTTCTTCATCTCGACGATGAACGGGATGGTCACGTGCAGATTCGCGGCGATCTGTGACGGAGCAATGGCGGACAGGTCACTGGTGCGCGCAAAGTCCATTCCCAGTGCGTGGCGCAGCGCTGGATTGAAGTTCAGCAGTGGCTGCAGTTCCTCGGTGATCCAGTCCTGCATCACCCGCGCACGCTGCTCTGGTGTGGCGTTGTTGAAGTCTGGCGAGCCCGTGAACCGGATGACCGGTGCGGGTTTCATGCGCGCTTCGATCAGCGTGCGTGTCAACCAGGCACCACCGCCCTTGGATGGGATGCAGAACAGCTCCTCGTCCTCATTGGGCTTGTAGCGGTTGATCATGGTCTGGCGCCACTCGACCTCGCGCTCTTTCGACCATTCTTGCCCGGTGACCGTACAAATCTTCTTGTAGAGGCCATCGCGCAGCGCATCGTCCAGATCCACGCGGTGCAGGCTGTACGGGAACTTGCCTGCGCGCACATCGTTGATCAGCTCATTGAACGGGTTGTCGTCGCCGTCATGCGTGCTGATGATGCGGATCTGGCCGCCCCACATCGTCATGGCCATGGCGGCCTTGAGCACCTCCTTGATGTCGTCCAGGAAAGCGCCCTCATCGACCACCAGGCGCTCACCTGGCCGGCCTTTGGAACGCAAGTTGCGCGGGCTGCTGGTGAAGGCCTGGATCATGTGACCGCTGTCGAACTTAATCGTGTAGGTGAGGATCTGCTTGTCCTCCTCCTCGATCACCGACTCTTCGATCTGGCCTGCCGCAGCGTTGAAAGCCCGCGCCCAGGTGGCGCAGTCCTGGATGAAGCCCGCTGTCATCTCTTTGTTGTAGGAGATGTAATAGACGTTGGCACCCTCTGCGCTGGCCGCATAGAGCACGTCGTCGGCTGCTTCGGCATAGCTAATGCCAATGCGCCGCGACTTCTCCATGATCTTGACCTGCGACTTGTCTGCAATCCAGTCCACCTGGTACTGCATCAAGATGCGCGCGGCCTGGGCCACCTGGCTCTGCTGCATCACAACTGCCCCATGATTGCAGTGCGCAAAGCATCGACGCCAGCGGCAGAAAGGCCATGCTGCCGACCCGTTTCACCGGCCTGCTGTGCCGCTTCTTCCAGCGCTTTCTTGCGAGCGGCATCCTCGATCTCCTTGCGCACGGCCAGGCTGAATTTCTTCTGCGTGACGGATGCCTTGCCAATTTCGGCGGCGTTTTTGAACAACTTGTTGACGTCGACATCCTTGGGGTTGATCTCCAGATCCATCAGCAAGCTGAAAATCTTCTCTTGCGTCATGCGCACCACTGCAGCGCCCAGCTTGTCCTCTTCGTCGGGGGCCGCATCCACCAGCGCACGGGCCTGCTCACTGGCCATCTTGAGTTGAGCCATGCGCTGCTCGAAAGGCGAGCCATAGCGCTGCAGCGCGGACTTGGACACCTCGGCGCCGCGCGCCTTCAGGTCGGCCGCCAGCTGCACATAGTCGCCAAAGCCACGCGCGATCAGCTCGGCATCGAGCCACTCTTTGAGCTCGGGTGGCAGGGTGTGCACTTTGCTACGCGGTGCCATGCCTCAACCCTGCGTGATGCGTGGCCGTGCCACGCCAGGCTGCGCCTCAATCGTGTACTCCACGAACTCAATGCCGGTACGCGTCAGATCCACGAACCAGCGGTCTGTGGGGTCACGGGCGATAGTCACCATCTCACGCGCCTCCAGATAGTCCAGCTCGCGGCGAATCTCCTGGTGCGTGGCGTCCGGGTACACCGACTGGATGATGGGCAGCAACGCCTCCGTGTAGATCCCCACAGGGCGAGACAGGTCAACCGCCGACAGAAGATGCCAGCGGATCGCTTCGCGGCGCGCCTTGAGCGCGGCGGCTGAATAGTTGATGGTCATTGCGAAGTGCCTCCAAATCGGTTGTCGAGTGCGCGCTCCACGCGCAGCGCAAAGTTGTCGATCCGTGTGCTGATGCTGCCGATAGCCTGGACAAAATCGTCACGCCGCACGTAGTCGCGCGGCAGCTCGGCCTGGAACCGTAGGAACGATGTCTCAAGCTGCCGTGCAGCCTCGGCTTCGCGCCTCATATCGATGCCCACCTTGGTAATGGAGTCCTGCAACGCTGCAAACTTTTCATTCGAACGCTTTTCCGCCTGCAACGCGATCACCTTGAGCAGCGCCCACAGCGCCCCGAGGAACAGGCCCGCGAGAGAGATCAGGTTGGTCATCGTCAGCTCAAAAATCATGAATCGCCTTGGTTGAGTGAGTGGGCACGCGGCACACGGTGCGCGCAAAGTCCTGCAGACCAGCTACCTGGTCGCGGAATCCGTCAGCCTCTGCTGCCAGCTCTGAATACGCTTCTGCGCTCTCTCCGAAAAGCTCTCGGCCGGTGGTGGCTTCGCGAGCGCAGGCGGCAAGGCCGGCATCTCCTGCTGGGTAGGGATCGGGGCGCTTTCTGAGGCGGTCAATCTCGGCGCGCAGGCTACGCACAGCAGCAGCGGCAGCAGCATCACGAGCCTGGCGGGCAGCTTCACGTTGGGCGTTTTCATGGGTGACTCTTTCGGCATTGCGGAACTTGGTGGCGTTGTCGCGCGCCGTGGCGGCGCTGCGCTCGGCCTCTTGCTTGTTCCAGGCAGCCTGCACGCGGGCTGCGCCCTGGGCGTCGCCCCTGGCCACGAGGTGATTGCGGTACGCGCCCATGCCCAGCGCAGCGGCCAGCGTCAAGGTCAGCGTAAGAACCAGGCGCACACTCATTGCGTGGCGCCGGTGCACATGGCGTGCAGTTTCTGGCGGTCGGTCCACACGCCGCGGCACGTGCGGTTGTCCGGGTGGCTGCAGCGGTCTTGGGGCTTGTTGACTGGTCCGGCGCGGTCGTAGAGCAGGATGGCTTCGCAGGCACCGGGATAGTCGCCCGACTGCAGGCGCCGAACGATGGCGCTCGGGCCGGCGCGGTCGTTGTTCTTGCAGACGGTTGTCGTGCCCACGTTGTAGGCCAGGCCGACGAAGGCGTCCCACTCGTGCTGGTGCAGGGGCACGGAGATACAGCGCTTGAGCGCCAGCTCGTACTCGCTGGCATCGGCGCGCAGGCGCACCAGCGCACGCACGGGCGCCAGGGTGTCGCCCATCTTCACGTTGCCGGTACTGCCGAAGCCGACCGTGGGCACTTTGGTGCCATGCACAGAATCGGGGTAGGCCTGTTCGCTATAGCCTTCGCGCTGCGCGATGTAGACCAGGCCGGTGGCAGACAGCGCCAAGGCGGCTATTGCGGTGCGGGTTTTGCTCATGCACGGCACTTTGCCGCGCGCGCATTGAGCGCGCTAAATGGTGCGCGCCAATGATTTGTTTATTTGCTGAGCTAGAAAAAATCAGCGATGAACCGGCGCAAGCAGTGCCGCTCCGGATTATCTTTATCTGCAGATTCCTTATGCCCGTCCGCGATGCTTTGCTCACGCTCGCAGATCATCTTGAGCACCTTCAAGGGCGGGGGTGAATTCGCACAAAGTAAGGCATAGCTCGCCGCCCATAAAGCTGTATCGTCGGAGCGCAGAGCTGTCACAGGAACCTTCTCAATATCTGCTACCAGCCGCGCTGAAGCTTCAGAAAGTTCCTTGTGTTGCTGCCTTCTTTCACTGTAGCTATAAATTAGTTCTAAGAGGCTTACTAGAATAATTGCCGATCCGACCCAAGGGAACCTCTGTTGTACCTGCTGACCAATTAGAGTGACGCCCAACACAAGAGTAATCACCTTGGTGCCCTTGTCGGCAAAATCAAAAAACCTCTGCCGCCGTCGGTGGTAGCGGACTTCCACCCATGCTCGATGGAGTAAGAGCATCCGCTTTTTCCACACATCATCCGCGCCATCGCTCTCGCTAGGCGGTGAATCGGACGAAACTGCGCCAGTCACGTTGGACACCAGAGCGGATTAACCTTTTGGCCTGGGCGGCGCTGGCGGCGGCGGAGAAAAGAAGACCGTCGTTTCATTCAACGGGTCTGACTTCCGAAAAATCTCGGCTGGTCTTGATGGTGATCGCTGTATTGGCGCCGCCGGCGGCGGTGGCGATGGTCGTGGTGGTGGCGGCGGCGGCGGTGGCGGTGGCGGTGGCGGTTTCTTGTTAGACATCTCAGGTTCTCCTCTCGTTAAAAACTTCTTCTTTACTCCGACATCAAGTGCGGCGTAATCCAGCGCGATATCACATCCGGCCGGCCTCGCCCAGGATCGGAAGGCCTTTATCTCGCACGAATTCATCCACGCTACCAGCAGGCATTCCACGGCCCTGGTTGTGACACTGCATACCATGCAGCTCAGCGCACACATGTAAAAGACTGATGCTGCAGCCTATAGGCTGCAGCATTACCATCCGTCCCGCGTCGCGTGAATTTTTGTCCAGTCGCCGTCCAACTTACCGTTGTTGAATTCGCAGCTCCCGCGCTGGGTGACATAGCCTCCATATCCGTTAGTCGCGTGGATCGTGATGGAAAGCACACGGCCATTCTTTAAAGGCCCTGTGTAATAGGCGCCAGCAGGGTCACGCAGCTTGGGTCTGTACCAGGACAAGCATTCATCGGCTTCGCGTGTGAGGAGCGATTTCGTTGCAATGGGTGCGGTGGGTGTCGGCAAAACTGCGGCTCCTGGCAACGGCAGTGCAGCATCGGCCGGTGGCATCGGGGCTTGGAGCGAACGCTCTGGTACGGCAGCGCGGGCTCCGCCTGAAGCGGGGCGCACGTCGAGCTTCTCGCCTTTGCCTGCACAAGGACCATCTTGAAAAGACACCTTGCCATCCGGCCCTGTGCACTTGTTCACAGCCCAGCCAGGCGCAGCCGCAGACAGCAAAGCGATACAGAAGACAATCTCGCGAACCATTGCTACCCTCTCAAAGTCAAAGTTTTCTCGACCCGCCTCGCAGTGGCTTGCGGAAAGATGGTTGATAGCAAGACGAACCTAGTTACGTAGAGATACGCGATACAAATCGCCAACACGAATGCCGTCTTCACCAACGGGCTAGGCATCCTAGACATGATCTCTAACAGCGAAACTACCAGGGCGGCAGTTAGCGTAGTTACGCCAGCCCAGCCTCCCACCAAGTCCAGCTTGCGGGAGCCGGATTTCAACCCGCGCGCTTCTTGATCCCACACCAAGGAGCCAACGTTCCAAGCACGTGCTAGCTCTTGGCCGGTAAAACCGTGGTGCGCCATCAAGCGTTCCAGATGTTCACGCACCTCGCGACCGCAGTGGATGCCGGTGTGTTGCTTGAAAACTGCCTGCAACTCCGACTCGGGCCTTTCTGGTGGCACATGGATGTTGTTGACGACATTGCCCAAAGCCACTCCTCCGTTGATGGTGCCGTGGAATATTTGCTCGCGCGCACTCACCGTTTGCGGCTCCCGGCAGCTTTGTTGATCACGTTATTGCCAGCCACGCCTCCGGAAATATCTCCGTGAAAGACCTGCGCGGCGCCGCTATTTGAACCGCCCGACAGCAGCACAGCCATGGCTGCCTTGCGCATGGCTGGCGAAGCATCGTTGTAGTAGTCGAGCAACAGACGCTGCTCGCCCGACAGCGCTGCCAGTGTCGGACCTTCGCGGTCACCAGTGAGGACGTAGCGCACATCGACACCTTGCAGCGCGATGGCGGACAAATAAGCCGCACTCGGTGAGGCCAGCCCCTTCTCGTACTTTGCTTGGGATTGCCGCGTTGCACCCGGCACGCCTGCTTCTGAGGCGATTGCAGCGAAGTCACTTTGCGTCTTGCCCATCGCCTCGCGCTCTTCCTTTAAGCGTTCGCCGATGGAAATAAATATTTCCATATTTCAATTGCCAATGGAAATAATTGGCTCCATAATTCAACACAACAACACATCAACCAGTGCAGCAGCGCCAACTGCTGCACAACAAATAGGACGCCAACCGCCATGCCCAAAACACGTGCGCAGGTCCGCGAGGAGTTCGCCAGCAAGGGCTGGTCGATCTCTGCGTGGGCCAAAGACAACGGCTACAGCCCCAACATGGTCATCGCCATTCTGGCCGACAACGAAGCCAACCTGCGCCTCAAGTGCCTGCGCGGCGATGCCCACAACATTGCGGTGCAACTCGGCCTCAAAGAAGGCGTTGTTTCGCGCCGACCCAGCGCACAGCGCTTGGCTGCTGCGTGAGGACAGGCATGACGCATCCTGTACGCAATGTAACAAACCTCGAAGTCGCGAACCTGACTGCAGATCCAACTGCGGTCATGTCCGAGACGCTTCGCGCAAGCCACGCACCGCGCGACGCAATGGGCACTGCGATCCACGCCCCAGTGATGGGTGTCGATCCTGAACGTGCGCGGACTACAGAGGTGGATTGGCCCGCCTTGCCGCAGCAACCAATTCTTGGTGCGTCCTACGTGCGTCATCCAACGCCTGCGCCATCTCGTGCAGGGTCCTGCGCGCTGTGTCTGGAATGTCCGCACCGGCTTGCAGCGGAAAAGAGTCTCGCCACTGGCGAGTCAGCGTGAGGCCGTCCATGCAAGTCTCACGCTCCATCATCTGCGCCAGCAACAGCACGGCCCGCGCTACGCCTTCGATGCGGCCCGCCAGTTCGTTGAACTCTGTGTCTTCCATGGGTGCCCCCGTGTTGGTGAAGCGGCAACTTTGCCCGCAACAAGCCGTTTGCGACGCATGCACATCTTCCATTTGTTTGGAAGCCGCTTTTTGCACGGCTGCAAGGGGTTTCCAATGACGCGTCGCAACTGGAAACGCGTGCGCCCGAGCAGCTTGGTCGAGGCCCTGCGCCTCTGCAAAGAGTTCGCCGCCGACCGCCATCGCCTGAGCGTCGAGCGCATTGCCGACCGCATGGGCGTCACGCACGACAGCCTCTACAAGTGGCTGGCCACTGGCCGCCTGCCGGCCATCTTGCTGCCTACCTACGAGATGGCCTGCGGCTGCCACTTTGCGAGCCACTGGTATGCGATCAACGCCGGCAAGGTTTTGGTGGACATGCCCACTGGTCGCACCGCCACGCCGGCCGACATGGTCGAGTTCAACACCGGCTTTGCCGCAGCCCTGCAACTGCTCAGCGACTACTACGCCCACCCCGGCCAGGCCGACCCTGCAGACACCTTGGCTGCCTTGGAAGCCCATCTGCAACAGGTGGCCTACCACCGCGCCAACGTGCAGCAGCACGCCACACCAGAACTGGAGTTTGGAGCATGAGCGAAAAGACTTACCCCCTGGCCGGTCCCATCCGCAAGACCTGCGAATTGTTCCGCCTGCTTGCGGGCCACGAGGTGCTGGGCCTCGCGCCCGGCGAAATCGCCAAGGGCCTGGGCGTTGCGCCCAGCTGGGTCAGCCAGAACCTGCCGGCCCTGGCCACCACCGGCTACGTCGAGCAGGTGGCCGGCACCAACCGCTGGCGCCTGGGCGTGCAGTTCGTGCGCATCGCCACCACCGTGGCCACCAACCTCAATGCTGCCAAGCGCCAGCTCGACGACATCAGCGCCCGCTATTCCGTTCCCCTGTAACCACAACAACCCGAAGAGAAATTCATGGCACGACACGAGACCCCTGCACCAGCAAACAAAGAAACGCCCGCCAACGATGCGGTCATCGCCCAAGAGATCTCCGCCGCCAACCAGCTGGCCGTGATGAGCATCGAAGCCAACGCAAATGCCCAAGCCATGGCCGCGCAGATCGGCTACCAGGGCGCCGTCACCGTAGGCACCCTGGAAGACGAAATCCGCTTTTATCAGCGCCGCACGGTCGAGGCCATTCTGGAAACGGGCAAGCGCCTGCTGGTGCTCCGCGAACTGACGCCTCGCGGGGAATTTGATGAGCGTTTAGGGCTGCTTGGATTCTCGCGCCGCACGGCGTACCGCTTTATGCAGGCAGCGACGAAAACGGCGAAAAGTGCCAATTTGGCACTTTTGAGCACTCAGGTCAAAAGCGCCAGCGCCTTCCTGGAACTGGTCACGCACGACGACGACGTGCTCGAAAACCTGGCCGAAATGGACGAAGTCGAAAAGATGAGCGCCAGTGAGCTGCGCACTGCGCTGCGCGAAGCGCGCGAGGAAAAGGGAGCGGTCGAGAAGGTGCTCTCCGACAAGAACGCCGCCATGGACAAGCTGCGCGCCCAGGTCAAGCGCATCGAAACGCTCCCCGCCGACGAAGCTCTGGAGCAGACCATGAAAGAGGCCACGGCCATCACGCGCGATGCCATGGGTGCCATCCGCGGCGGCGTGCGCCAGGCGCTCGTCGCTCTCAACGATGCCCCCGACGGTGCCAACAAATCGGTCTTCATGGCCGGGCTGATTGGGCAGATCCAAGCCGACCTCAACGCGCTGCGCGAGGAGTTCAACCTGCCCGATGTATCGAACGCTGCAGACGCACAGCTGGCCGCCGAAGTGGCGCAGTGGGGCAAGTGAGCACATAGGCCCGAATCCTTCATGTCGCTCAACCCCGTGATCGTCGAACGCCTGGTGCAGGTGCGCCAGGCCGCGCAGGCGGCCCCACGCGGCGGCAAGCAGGCCATCTACACGGCGGCCTGCGCCGAGCTCGGCATGAGCGCCGCCACGCTGCACCGCCAACTGGGAAAAATCACCGTGAAACCTGAACGCAAAAAACGCAGCGATGCGGGCGATGTCTCGCTCACCCGCGACGAGGCCATTGCCATCAGCGCCGCGCTCATGGTCAGCCACCGCAAGACCAACAAGCGCCTCATGTCCATCGGCCAAGCCGTGGACGTGATGCGCGCCAACGGCGAGGTGCGCGCCGAGCGTGTGGACCCCGCCACCGGCGAGGTGGCGTCGCTCAGCGACTCGGCCATAGCCCGCGCCCTGCGCCACTACAACCTGCACCCCGACCAGCTCAACCGCCCGGCGCCCGCCGTCGAGCTCAAGAGTCTTCACCCCAACCACGTCTGGCAAATCGATGCCAGCCTGTGCGTGCTGTATTACCTCAATGCCCGCACCCCGGCCGAGAGCGGCCTGCAGGTGATGGAGCGCGACAAGTTCTACAAGAACAAGCCCGCGAACCTCAAACGCATTGAGGCAGACCGCGTGTGGAGCTACGAAATCACCTGCCACAACAGCTCGGCCATATACGTGCAGTACGTCATGGGCGCCGAGAGTGGCACCAACCTGGCCGAGTGCTTTATCTCTGCCATCCAAAAGCGCGAAGGCGACCCGTTCCACGGCGTGCCCTTCATCTTGATGATGGACATGGGCAGCGCCAACACCAGCGGCCTGTTCACCAACCTTGCCCGGCGCCTGCAGGTCAAGACCATTGCCCACGCCCCTGGCAACGCCCGCGCCACCGGCCAGGTCGAGAAAGCCCGCGACCTGATCGAGCGAAGCTTTGAGTCGGGCCTGCGCCTGCGCCCCGTGCGCGACCTGGCCGAGCTCAACGCCCAGGCGCAGCGCTGGGCCCGCTGGTTCAACGCCACGAAGATCCACAGCCGCCACGGCAAGGCGCGCTACGACCAGTGGATGACCATCACCGCCGAGCAGCTGCGCGTGGCCCCGCCCGTCGAGGTATGCCAGGCGCTGCTCACGGAGACGCCAGAGGCCCGGAAGGTCACCGACTTCCTCGTCGTCTCGTACAAGGGGCGCGAGTTCGACGTGCGCGGCGTGCCGAACGTGATGGTCGGCGAGAAGCTGCACATCACCCTCAACCCCTGGGTGCCGGATGCCGCCATGGTGGTCGATACCGACGAGGACGGCAACGAGGTGCTGCACAGCATCCCGCTGGTCGTGCGCAACGACGCGGGTTTCCGCGACGATGCCAACGTGATCGGCGAGGACTGGGCGCGCCCGGCAGACACCCAGCTGGAGGGCAACCGCAAAGAAGTCGATCGCTTTGCCTACGACGCTGCCACCGACGCCGAAGCTGAGGTCAAGCGCAAGGCCAAGGCCACGCCTTTCGGCGGCCGGATCGATCCCGGCAAGGTCATCGACCAGGCGCCCGAGCGCACCTTCATGCCGCGCCGGGGCACCGATTTGGCACCGGCCATCACCACCAGCCACACGCCCCTGCCAGCCCGCTTGCTCTCGCCCTTTGAAGCCTCGGCTGCGCTGGTGCGCCTGGGCGTGACGATGAGCCGCGAAACCAGCGCCCAGGTCCGCGCCTGGTACCCCGAAGGCGTGCCCGAAGACCAGCTGCAGGACCTGCAGGCGCGCCTCACGGTGCGCAGCGGCCTGCGCGTAGTGGCAGGGGGTGCGGCATGAGCTTTTCTGCATTGCTGGTGGAGTTCGCCATCCCCCAGTCCGACCTGTGCCGTGCCACGGGTCTCTCACGCTCGGCCGTCAGCCGCATCGTGGCGCATGGCGAGTGGCCGGCGCGCAGTGCCCAGCAGGCGCGCAAGCAAATCGATGCCTTTTTGGTGGCGCGTGGGCTGACACAAAAGCAGCTCACGGCATGCCGCGCAGCGCTCGTCATGGCGAGCAAAAAGAAGTTGGCCCCGGTGGGTTCGTACCCCACCGAGGCCGCCCCTGAAGTCCCGAAACCAACCGAAACCCCCGAGGAGGAAACCATGCTACTGCAGAACGAAGCCCTGAGCCCCGAAGCCCGCAAGCACTTTGCGCTGCCGCGCAACCCCTTCCTGGACGACGTGCAAAGCCCCGACGACGTGTTCCAGACCGCCAGCGTGCGCTATGTGCGCGCCACGCTCACCGACTGCGCAAACCACCACGGTTTTGTGGCCGTGGTGGGCGAGAGCGGCGCGGGCAAGAGCACGCTGGCGGAAGACCTCGAAGAGCGCATCAAGGCCGACAAGCGCGACATCGTGATCATCCGCCCCTACGTCCTGGCCATGGAGGCCAACGACCAGAAGGGCAAAACGCTCAAGAGCAGCCACATTGCCGAAGCCATCGCTGCCGCGCTCGACCCCCAGCTCAAGGTAAAGAGCAGCCCCGAGGCACGCTTTCGCCAGGTGCACGAGCTGCTCAAGGCCAGCCGCCGTGCGGGCCGCCGCCACCTGCTGGTCATTGAAGAGGCCCACTGCCTGCCCAGCGCCACGCTCAAGCACCTCAAGCGCTTCATCGAGCTCAAGGACGGCATGCAGCGCCTGGTGGGCGTGGCCCTGATCGGCCAGCCCGAACTGCGCGACCGCCTCTCCAGCCAGAACGCCGAGGTGCGCGAGGTGGCCCAGCGCTGCGAAATCGTCGAGCTCGAGCCGCTGGACGGCGAGCTCGAAGGCTACCTGCGCCACAAGTTCGCGCGCTTCGACCTCAAATACGAAGACGTGCTCGCGCCCGATGCAGCCGACGCCATCCGGGCACGCCTGGTGCATATCCCGCGCGGCGGCAAGCCGCAGGACGCGCGCAGCGAGTGCTACCCGCTCGTTGTCAATAACCTAGTGTGCCGCGCCATGAACGCCGCTGCGCGCGCCAGCTGGCCGCAGGTCGACGGCCAGGTCATTGCGGGGTGCTGAGCCATGGCCATCTACCGCATCCACATCACCCGCGGCGACGGCCGCAAGAGCCGCTACACCGGCCTGTTCACCGACGGCTTTGAAGCCGTGCTGCAAACCCTGGCCGACTTTCCGGACGCGCGCGGCGTCTCGGCCCTGTTTGTGCGGAGGCCCGCATGAACGCGCCGCGCCTTTGCATCCGGCGGGGTGTGTGCCTGTCGGAGCCCCGCAATGCCGAATGCAGCCAGCAGTGCAGCCACGACACCGAGGCCCTGCCTCCCGGTGGCTTCTACTTCGCCCCCGGTGCCATTGCCCATGAGCCGCGGCGCGCACGCCGCGCTCTGCGCATCAGCCCCCTGGGCAGCCTGGTACTGCAAGCCATGGGAGTGCTGGCATTCGCCGGGCTGGTCGGCTTCCTGGCGGCGCTCGCGCAGGTGAAAGGCTGGCCCCTGCAATGAGCAAACGTGGAGAAACCCTGGTCTGCCCCGTGTGCTCCGCCGAGGTGACCTTCGAGCAGCTGCTGGGCCACTTGGAGGCCGAGCGCACGTTCGACCGCCTCGTGTCCATCAGCGTGCCGCTTGGCAACCTGGTGCTGCAGTACCTGACGCTGTTCGTGCCAGAAAAACAGCGTCTGACCAACACCAAGAAGTTGCGCCTGGTTGGACAGCTCCTGCCCGACATCGAGCGCAAGGCCATCACCCACAAAGGCCGTGACTGGGATGCGCCGCTGCCCGCCTGGGCGCAGGCCATCGAGCAGATGCTGAGCGCCCGCGCCAACGACCGGCTGAGCCTGCCCATGACGGGGCATGCCTACCTGTACGCCATCTTGGCGGCCCTGGCCGACAAGCACGAGGCCGCGGCCGAGCAGAAACAGGAGCAGGAGCGCCGCACCGGGCCGCGCCCTGCCATCACCAACGAACCCACGCACGTGGCCCAGGCGCTGGCGCCGCGCCCGGCACCCGTCATGCCGGCAGCACCTGCAGGCCCCAGCCCCACCGTGCGCCGCATGCGCGAAGAAATCGAACGCAAGAAGAAAGGTCAAGCATGAGCCGCAAAACAACCCTGGGCCACGAGAGCCTGGTCCTCGTCACGCACCTGAGGGCGCACGGTCCCAGCACCGCGAAGACGCTGCTCGCGCAGTTCCCTGCAGAGAAGCGCCCCGACCTGCTCAAGCGCCTGAGCAACCTGATCGCCGGCGGCTGGCTCGACTTCGGCTGGAACAGCGAAGGCGTGCAGCAGTGGTTTGTGCGCCCCTCGGCGCGCGCAGCGCTGGCCGTTGCCGTGGCCACGCCGCCAGCCACGCCCAATCTGGTGCCGCCGCGCCGTATCAACGTCATGGCCGGCACCTACACGCCCCCCAGCTTTGCACCGACCCGCCGTGGCGCGATGGACTTTGCTGCCGTGGCCAGCCGCGGCTTCAGCTGCTGACCAGGAGAGCACTTTGTCCAACAAACAACTGAGCAAATCCGAGTTTTCCGCCCAGGCAGATGCCATGGCCCGCCGAATCGTCCAAGCGCTGACCGGCGAACAGGACGCTTTCCTGGTCCTGGAGGCTCTCTGCAGGGTGCACCGCTTCACGTGCATGCAATTGCCGCCTGAAGCCCTGGGGGCGGCGGGCTTTGCGCTCACCGCATATGCGGGCGAGCTTATGCAGGCCTCGGCTACCAAAAAGAGCCTGATTTCTTCAACCCCCGTTCATTGAAAGGAGTTGCACATGGCAACAGACACGCACATTCCTCCCGGCTACTGGCAAGACCAGCACGGCAACTTGGTGCCAGAGGCCAAGGTTAAAGACATCGACAAGCTGCGCCACCAGGTCGTCACCGATCTGTGCACCCTCGCCAAGGCCAGCTCCACTGCGCTCGGCAGATTCAAGCTCGACGCCATGCAAGAGGTGGCAGCACTGGTATCCACCAGCATGGAGCAGTACGGCGTCAAGAGCGGCGGCGCCAAGGGCAACGTCACTCTGTTCAGCTATGACGGCAAGTTCAAGCTGGTGCGCCAGATGCAAGACCGCATCATCTTTGGCGAGCAGCTCATGGCCGCAAAGGAGCTCATCGACGAGTGCGTGCAGGCCTGGAGCGAGGGGGCCAACGACAACATCCGCGTGCTGGTCAACCATGCGTTCCAGACCGACAAGGAGGGCAAGATCAACACCGGCCGGGTGCTGGGCCTGCGCAGCCTGGCCATCCACGATGAAGCCTGGAAGCAAGCCATGCATGCCATCGCAGACAGCATGCAAACGGCCAGCACCAAGCCCTACATCCGCTTCTATGAGCGCAGCGACGCCACGGGCGAGTACCTGCCCATCAGCTTGGACGTGGCGGCTGTATGAGCATCACCGTGCGCGAAACCTCCAAGGGCATCACGATCCGCACCACCGGGGCGGACGCTGCACGCCTTCTGGCACATGTGGCCGCCGCCATCAGCCCGAAAGCTGCCTCAGACGCGCAGGAGTCCCTCCCAAACCGTCCCAAAACCAAAACTGGGGCACTGGGTGCTGCAAAGCCTGAAAGCGTCTCCGTGGCCCTCAAAGCGAAGGAGGTCTGATGCGCCTTGCCCTCGCCATCGAAACCGCTGCGGCCGCGGCCGGAATGTTGGGCGCTGCGCTGCTGGCCAGCGCCGTGCACCCGGGCCTGGGCTTTGCGGCGTTCCTGGTCAGCAACATCGGCTGGCTGGCGTTCAGCGCGGGCCACCGGCACTGGCGCATGTTCGCGCAACAGTGCGTGTTTCTGATCACCAGCATCGTTGGCTTGTGGAACTGGTGGCTCGGGCCGCTGCTGCTGGGTTAAGGCCATGGCAACAAACCACATCAGCGCCATCCACGTGCTCAAGTCGAAGCTGCAGCTCACCGACGGCGACTATCGCGCGCTGCTGCTGCAGCTCTCGGGCAAAAACAGTAGCAAGTCCATGACGGACCCGGAGCGCCAGCAGGTGCGCGACCACATGCAAAAACTGGCCGAGCGCATGGGTGTGGCGCAGCCCACGCAGCGGCGCCCCTACGCACCCGCAAAGTTCGACCAGGTCAAAGCCGCTGCGAGCCCAAAGGAGCGCAAGGTGTGGGCGCTGTGGCACCAGCTCGGGCGCGACGGCGTGGTGCAAAACACCAGCGCCCCGGCGCTGAACGCCTGGGTCGAGCGCACGGTACACGTGAGCGCGCTGCGCTTTGCCAACAGCGCCCAGCTCGACACGCTGATCGAGGCGCTCAAGGCGTGGCAAGAGCGCAGAGATGCGCATGGAGGTGGGCATGATCACTGAAATGTTTGAACGCATGGACCTGGCCGACCTGACGGCCGACAAGATTGCTCCTCTGGAAGGGGTGATCCCGCCCGCATGGCCCGACACCTGGCGCGATCTGGCCACCAGCCACTACCTCACGCTGGTGTCCGCGCCCGGCTCGCAGGCAGTGGAGCCTTTGGCACTGGCGCGCCTAGCGGTGGCCCTGACGCTGGGCATTGCGCAAGACCTGGGTGGCTCGCAGCCGTATATTCCTGTGGGCGCCATGATGGCTGCCAGCGCCAAGGCCCGCCGCGCGATGGAGCTGCTGGATCAGCGTGCCAGCTACAAGCAGGTGGCCGACGCCACGGGTCTGACCGAATCACGTGTGCGCCAGATCGAGGGTGAGTGGCGACGCCAGCAGTTGGCCGCGCGCCAGGGGCAGCTGCCGCTGGATTGACGTCCGCCGGCTTACCCGCGCGCCAAGCCCCGCCGCCACGCGCGCGCGGGGCTTTTTCTTTGCTGTGAATCTGTGGAGTGCTCGATTTAGCCGGGCAGGCCCTGCCGCACGACAGTAGCGGCCATGCCTTCCAACAAGCCCGCTACCACCACGCCGCCCGCCGCGCTCCCGGACGGCATCGAGATCTTCCGCGCCGGCCGCCACCTGGACGACGCCGGCGTAGCGCACCACTTTTCTGAGGCCGATCTGGACGGCATGGCCGCCAGCTACAGCCCCGCGCTGCGCGAGGCCCCGCTCACGGTGGGCCACCCCAAAGACAACCTGCCGGCCTACGGCTGGGTCAAGGCCGTGGCGCGCACGGCAGCCGGCGCACTGGCCATCACGCCGCACCAGGTCGAGCCGCAGTTTGCCGAGATGGTGCAGGCCGGCCGCTTCAAAAAGCGCAGCGCCAGCTTCTACCCGCCGCACGCCCCCAACAACCCCACGCCCGGCAAGTGGTACTTGCGCCACGTCGCTTTCTTGGGCGCGCAGCCGCCGGCCGTGGCCGGCCTCAAGGACATCGAGTTTTCCGAAGGCGACCAGGCTGGCGCCGTCAACTTTTCCGAAACCGTCACCACCACCCAGGAGCCCGACGACATGAGCAAGACCCTGCAAGAACAGCTCGAGGCCGCACAAGCCCAGCTTGCGGCCGAGAAGACCGCCCGCGAACGAGCAGAAGCCGATGCTGCCAAGCACAAAGCCGCAGCCACCGAGGCCCAGGAAAAGGCCACCTCGTTTGCCGAAAAGGCGCGCACCGACCGCAAGGCAGGTTTCGTGTCGTTCGCCGAATCGCAAGTGCAAGCGGGGCGTCTGCTGCCCAAGGACAAGGACATGGCCGTAGCGACGCTCGACGCGCTGGCCGATGTGCAGCCGGTCGAGTTTGCTGAGGGCGACAGCACCCGCAAGGTCAGCCCGGCCCAGTGGCTGCAAGACCTGATCGCCGCTGCAAAGCCTGCCGTGAACTTTGGCGAATTCGCACCAGGCAACACCGGCAGCCAAGCACAGGCTGGTGCCGCCAAGGGCAAGAGCGATGCCGAGGTCGATCAGGCCGCCGACGCCTACATGCGCCAGCACAAGGTGAGCTACGCCGAAGCGCTCACCGCCGTCACCGCGTCGTTCACGAGCTGATCGGCGGATAGCACATCAACCCCACAGGAACCGAACACCATGACGATGACCGCCGCCGAGATCCGGCTCAAGCAAAACCCCATCCTGACCAAGCTGCTGCTCGGCATGGGCCAGGGCACATACATCGCTGAAAAGCTCTTCCCGCGTCTGCCACAGGCGCTGTCCAGCGTTATGTTGGCCCAACTGGGTGACGAGCGTCTGCGCCGCTACAACTTGCGCCGCGCGCCAGGTGGCGCCACAAAGCGCGTCAACATCAAGTACGAGGGCAAGACATACGCGGTGGAGCAGTACGCGGTGGATGTCCCAATTCCCCGCGAGCTGATCCGTGAGGCCGACGAGAGCCGCAAGCTCAACGTGGGCAATTACCTGGACATCAGTCGCATGGCCATGGCAACGGCCAACGACATCCTTGCTCTGGACTACGAGATCGAGGTAGCCCAGCTCGCCACCGCGGCGGGCACCTATGCCGCCGGGCATGTGCTGGCCCTGGCAGGCGGCACGAAGTGGTCCGCAGACACAGGCACGCCCGTAACCGACATCGACGCGGCAAAGGACGTGGTCCGTAAGAAGATCGGCAAACGGCCGAATCGCCTCACTCTGTCGGCCGATGCATTCACGGCGCTGCGCAGCAACAAGCAGGTGCTCAGCCGCTTGCCTTCTACCTTCATCGGCACACCCGGCGTCAACGAGCTCAAGTCGATCTTGGAGGTCGAAGAGATCGTGGTGGGCGACGCGGTGTGGATCGACGAAACCGACACCGGCCGCGACGTCTGGGGCAACAACGCCGTGCTGGCCTATGTGCCCAAGATGGCCGGAGGTGGCAGCGCGGACGTCAGCCTGGCGGAGCCCGCATTCGGCTTCACCAACGTGATCGAAGGCCACCCGTTTGCCGAGACGCCGTACTTCACTCAGGACGGCACCAAGAGCTGGATCTATGGCGCCACCTACGAGCGCAAGCCCAACGTGGCCTACAACACCGCCGCGTTCTTGTTCACCAACCCGAAGTAACAACCGTAGCGCGATGGGCCAGCAATGGCCCGGAGACGCCCCGCAGGCGCAGTGCAGTCCTGCGGGGCCATCCGAAGCACTCAAAGGAACGACATGAGCAAATTGATTGCCCTGGTGGCCACCGCCGTGATGGTGGCTGGTGTGCGCACCGTCATCCAGCCCGGTGAAGAGCTGACCGACCTGAACGAGCACGACGAGCGCGAGCTGAAGCTGGCCGGCGCCGCCGAGAACACTGCCGACACTGCTGCCAAGGTCAAGGCTGACGCCCGCGCCGCCGCTGCGACAGCCGCCGAATTTGAAGCCGCGCGCCAACGTGCGCAGCAGGCACAGGCATCCACGGCCACCGCAGTCACCACCGCAGACGGCGAGGGCGTCGCCTCAGCAGATCCGGCCAAGGCCGCCTCAGCAGCACCGGCCAAGGCCGCCGCCAAAACCCCCGCGCGCAAGTAACCACAGGAGCCTCACACCATGCCATCGCAAAACAACACCGGCCGGCAGTACGACAAGACGCACGCGGTCACTATCGTGGCCATGGCGGCCGTGGCCGCCTGCCGCTTCATCGCCTACGACGGCGGCTACCCCAGCGTGACTGGTGGTGCAAAGGATGCCCAGGGCGTCACCGAGCATGCCGCCGATGTCGGTGAAGCAGTGACTGCCATCACCGGCTACAGCGCCCTGGTGGAAGCCGAGGCGGCCATCACGTTCGGGGCCCTGGTCAAGGTGGGCACCGACGGCAGGGCCATCACAGGCACTGCCGCAGACCATTGCGGCCGCGCCCTGGGTGCAGCCACGGCTGCCGGCCAGCTGATCGAGGTGCAGCTCTACAAGCACGTGCACGCCTGAGCGCCAGCACTCTGAGCCGCCCATGAACTACGCCACCGTCCAGGACATGATCGACCGCTACGACGAGCCCGAGATGATCGAGCTCACCGACCCGGACATCGTTGCCGTGCAGGCCGCCAAGGCCGAGCGCGCCCTGGCCGACGCCCAGGCGTTTGCCGACGGCTTTGTCGGCCGCGTGTACCGCTTGCCGCTGCCGGGCTGCAGCAAGCCCGCGCCAGTGCCGGGCGATCCGCACGCAGTGCAGTTCGTGCCGCCGCCCCAGCTCACCCGCGTGGTGTGCGACGTGGCGCGCTACTACCTCTACAGCGACCTGGCGCCCGAGCACGAGGTGTACCTGCGCTACAAGGCCGCCGAGCGCGAGCTGGGCCAGATAGCCGAAGGCAAGGCGGTGCTGTCGTGCCCCTGGGGCGGCGTGCCTGGCACGCTGGTGGCCGGCGATGCGCCCGGCGATGCCGAGGTGTTCCATGGCTTCAGCCCGCGCCGCATCACCGACGACAGCACGCGGGGCTATGCATGAGCACGCAGGGTCAAACCGTCTCCGAGGCCAACAACTGGCTGGGGCTGGAGTCGCACCTGGTGCAACTCGTGCAGCAGGCCGTACAGGGCATGAAGCCCGCCGTGCATGTGCTCACGTCGGCCGACCTGGCCGACGTGAAGGAAGGCGCGCAAAAAACGCCCGCTGTGCACCTGATCTACGGCGGCTACCGCATGGCCGAAGACCTGGGTACCGCCTGGAAGCTGGCGCACAAGTGGTACGCCGTTGCGGTGGTGCGCAACGTGGCTACGCAGCGCAGCGGCCAGGCGGCACGCCAAGCCGCAGGCCCGCTTGTGGCCACGGTGGTGGGCGCTTTGATCGGCGCCAACGTGCCCGGGGCCACGCGGCCATTGACGCTGGTCAGCCCACCGCCCGCTTCGTACCGCGCAGGCCACCAGTACATCCCTTCGGCCTTCGAGGCAGAAACCATTTTTCGCAAACCGCAATAGGAGCCCACCATGGCAGTCGAAATCATCAAGAAGGTCTACCGCCCCAGCAGTCTCGTGGGCCAGGTGTATGCCCGCCCCTACGGCTCGGCCACGGCCCCCATGCCGATTGGCAACGTGCTGGAGCTGGCACTGGAGCACAGCGAAGACGTCCAGAAGCAAGACGACATGACCGCGCTGGGCGGCGGCACCCACGCGGAGAAGCGCCGCGTGAAAGAGGTCCTGGTCAAGATGAAGCTGGCCGACCTGAACGTGGTCAACCTGGCGCGTGGCGTGCTGGGCACGGCGCAGGCCATTGAGGCCGGCACGGTCGAAGATGAGCCGCACACCGCGACGCTGGGCGGGCTGCTGCGCTTGCAGCACATCCAGCCCACGGCAGTCATTGTGAAGAAGGGTGCCGATAAGGCCACGGCGACGCCTGTCACAGCCGCAGGCAACTACGAGGTACGCCCGGAAGGTATTTTCATGCTGCCCGAAGCGGCCGGCCTTGCCTATGCCGACAAGCTGTGGGCCAGCTATAGCTACGGCGCGTACGCCGCCATCGAGGCGCTCACCACCAACGCTATCGAGCTCGAGCTGACCTTTGGCGGCCTGAACGAAGCCGATGGCGGCAAGCCCATGGTGGTGGAGATCTGGCGTGCCAGCCAGGGCATCACCAAGAGCCTGGCACTCATCAACAAGGACTTCGGCGCACTCGACGTCGAAGGCACCGTGTTGATGGACTCGACCAAAACGGGGGTGGGCATCAGCCGCTACTACAAGGCCAGCATGGCGTGATAGACCGCGCCCGCGCAATGCGGGTGCACGCCCCAGGCGCACTAGGTGCGCCTGGGCGCTCCATCTTCAAAAAAACAGGCGGGCATGGCAGACAAACGCGTTGAATACACCATTGGCGTACGCAATGAGGGGCTGGAGAACCTCACGCGCGTCATTGATGAGCTCGACAAAGCCGGTGTAGAAACCACCGAGTTCAAGCGCCAGGCCGAGCAGCTGCGCCAGCAGCTGGGCGAGATGGCTCGCCAGCAAAGCTTGATCGACAGCTTCGTCAAGATCAAGCAGGAAACGGTGTCCACTGGCACCGCCTTTGAGGCGGCCCAGGCCAAGGCCCAGCAGCTGGGCCGCGAACTCGCCGCGACCGACGCGCCCACCAAAAAGCAGACCGCGGAGTTTGGGCGTGCCCGCGAGGCGGTCAACAGCACCAAGGACGCCTACCAGGCGGCCCAGCTGCGCCTGCAAGCCATGCGCGGCACGCTGGCCGACAACAACATCGAGACCGCCGGCCTGGCGCAAAAGCAGGTCGCGCTGCGCAATGGCGTGCGCGAGGTCGACGCGTCGGTGGCCGGTGCCACGGCGCGCCTCAAAGACCTGGGCGGCGCAGGTCCCAAGGCCGTCAACGACACCGCCGCGGCAACCGACCGCGCCGCCACCAGTGCCAAGGGCTACCAGGGCGCACTCACGCAGGTAGCCAGCGCCGTTGCCGGCGCCTTTGCCGTGAGCAAGGTGGTGGACTACGCCAAGAGCGTGCAAGAGGTCTCGGACCAATACAAGAACCTGGAAGCCAAGGTGCGTCTGGCCATCGGCGCACAGGGCGACTTGCAGAGTTCCGTGCGCGGTGTCGGCGAAGTGGCCCAGGCTACGCACAGCAGTTTGGACGGAACGGCCCAACTGTTTGGACGCCTGGCCGCCAGCGCCAAAGAACTGAACATCACCAACACCGAGGCGCTGGGGGTCACAAAAACGATCAACCAGGCCATTCAGGTCAGCGGCGCATCGGCACAGGCCAGTGAAGCGGCCGTCATCCAGCTGGTGCAGGCCCTGCAGTCGGGTGTGCTGCGCGGCGACGAATTCAACTCCATCATGGAGCAGGCGCCGCGCCTCTCCAGGGCGCTCGCAGATGGGCTTGGCGTGCCCGTCGGGGCCCTGCGCGCGCTGGCTGAGCAAGGCCAGCTCACATCCACCAAGGTGGTGCAGGCCCTCAAGGGCCAGTCCGAGGCCATCGACAAAGAGTTTTCGACCCTGCCGCTCACCGTGGGCCGGGCACTCACGAATCTGCAAACGCAGTGGACGCTGTTCGTTGGCGGCCTGACCGGCGGCGCGGCGCAAAGCTCCATCGCCGCGCAGGGCATCAACGCCCTGGCCAACAACCTGGACACGCTGGCCGGTGTGGCTGCGCGTGCCGGCTCAGTGCTCACCGCTGCGCTGGCTGTGCAGGGCGTGCAGGCGCTGCGCGCATTTGCCGTGGAGATGGCGGCCACAGGCAAGGCTGCATCGCTGATGTCACTGGAGCTCTCGAAGGTCCCCAAGGTCATCAACATCACCGTGGCGGCCGTGGGCTTTGAAGTCGGTTTCCAGATCGGGGAGATGCTGCGCGAGAACTCCGAGCTGGCCCGCAAGCTCGGCGTGGGCCTGGTGGGTTTCATGCAGGCACTGGTCAACGACCTGGTCTTCCTGAAAGAAGCCGCAGCCGCCATTTTCACGAGCGACACCATCGACGCGGCATTCGACCGCTACATCGCGCGTGGCAAGGAGTTGGACCAGATCCTGGACGGCATGTGGAAAGATGCAGAAAACGCACCTTCCAAAATCTCCGGCGCCGCCGATGCCGGGGTGGGGAGCTTGGGCAAGCTCGGTGGCGCAGGCGCTGCTGCAGGCCAGGCCGTGGCCTCGGGTGGCGCGCAGGGCGCAGCTGGTGTCGGGAAGATCGCCAAGGCGGCAGAAGATGCGCGCACCGCACTGTCGGGGCTCGCCACGGCCATCAATACAAAGCCTGCAGCCAGCACTGCCATCGCAGAGATCGTGCGCGACCTGACAGCCGCCAAGCTGCGCGGTGAAGACCTCGACCTGCTGCTGCGCCAGAAAATGCCCGAGGCCATCAGCAAGCTCAGCGGCCCCGAGCTGGTGAAGTTTCGCGCGGATTTTGTCGTTGCGATGGATGCCGCCAAGAAGGCGCTGCAGGACGCCATCGACACCAAGAAGCCGCGCGCCGAGATTGACGCCCTGCGCGCCAAGGTCGACAGCTTCGAGCGCGCCACGCGCACCGGTCTTGGGCTGATCGCCGAGCAGGCGGCACAGAATCTGGGCATTGATGTGCCCGCGGCCTTTGGCAAGATGAGCCAGGGCTTCAAGGACGCGCAGAGTGACATCAGCATCCTGATCCGCCAGCTGCCCGAGCTCAAGGCCGTAGGCGTGGACACGGGCGCTGTGGTGGCCCAGGCGCTGGCCAAGATGCTGGACGGCGCCAAGAACCAGGCAGAGATCGACGCCGTGATCGCGCGCGTCAAGACGCTGCGCAAAGAACTGGGCGACAAGCTGGCTGACGGCCTGCTCGACCAGGCCAAACAAAAGAGCCTGGACCTCAAAGACGCTATGGATGGGGTATTGCCCGGCATCAACAGCGTGCGCGAGGCGATGAAACAGCTCGGCATTACGTCCGACGAAACGTTGAAGAAAGCGGCCGTCGACGCCAAGGAGGCCTACGACACCTTGGCTGTCAGCGGCACGGCCAGCGCGCGCGAGATGGGCGAGGCATTCAAAGCCACCGCAGAGAAAGCCATCGCAGCGAATAAAGGCATCGCTCCATCATGGGTCGAAGCGCACGCTGCAGCGCGTGGCTACAAGATTGAAGTTGACGCGGCGGGCAAGGCCACGCTCGTTGCAATGTCCGGTGCAGCTGGCTCGCACGGTGTCGCTATCGATGCCGCTCGACAGCACACGTCGGTTGTCAGGGATCTTGCTGCCGCTTATTCCGACGCTGGCGCCAAAGCGCTCGCAGCTCAAGGTCAGTTCCTGGCCGCTGCTGCAGCGCAAAAATCCGCAGATACATCGGCCTCGAGCATCACCAATCGCCCTGGGAGCGAGTCGCAGTTTGCGTGGACACGCCTGGCCATCATGGACTGGCTCAAACAGGCCGGCCTGGACGAAGAGACTTCAAAAAAGATCTCTGGCGAGTTCGTCGATTCAAGCGGAAACGTGCCCTACATCAACAACGGCGGTCAGATCAAGTACGCCGGAAAGAACAGCACGATGACGCAGGCGCTGCACAAGGCCGCCGAGCAGCACATCTTTGCGAACAAGCAGGACGACTCGACATCAGCGCCTACCCCGCCTTCTGGCGGCGGTGGCAGCGGCGGTAGTGGTGGCAGCACCTACACGAACAACGTCACGATCAACGGCGTGGGCGACTGGGGCGTCGTCAGGGGTACCACACGCCACACCGACGCGCAAAGCGCGCAGACCGAGATCGATCTGCTGCGCCAGCTCGCCCAGGCCAAAGGCGCATCCATATGAGCATCACCCTGACCTACAACGGCACCACGGCCCACATCAGCGACCGCCTGCAGTGGAGCGATGAGTACGACTGGAGCCCGGTCGAGCAAACCACGGCCTACGGCACCACCGGCGCACTGCTGGTCGACGTGGCACTCAAGAAGGCTGGACAGCCGATCACTCTGGTGGGCGCAGACACGGCAGCCTGGATCACCCGCGCACTGTGCGACACGCTGCAGGCCTGGGCCAGCTTGCCGGGCATCGAGCTCGACCTGGTGCTGCGCGGCACCACGCACCGGGTCATGTTTGACCACGCCAAAGGCGGTTTCAGCGCTCAGCCCATCTGGAAGCTCGTGGACGGTGAGATCACCGCCGAGCTGATCTATGTGCCCACCTTCAAGTTTCTGAAAGTCTGACCCATGGCCACTGCCCCCATCCTCGCCGGCGACATCAAGCTCGTCGCCTCGCAAATCATGGACGACGTGCCCGAGGGCGGCGGCGCCCCCACGTCCACGGCCATCGTCGACGGGGCCAGCAACGCCATCTTCCCGGACATCTCCGAACTCGACCGGGCGGGTGGGCGCATCAACCTGCGCAAGCTGCACGTGCACGTGCAGACCGACAGCCGGGACACCTACCTGGGCTCCAACGTCATCGTGGCCGATCCGCCCGCCGATCCGAACGTGTCGGTGACCCTGTTTTCGACCAAGGAAACATTTGATCGGCGCGCGGGTGCCCAGTCGCGCGTGGAGGCGTACCTCAACAAAGGCCCCGAGTGGGCCGGGTATCTCTACGAGAACCACATCGCAGGGCAGCGCGTCATTCAGCTGTTCCAGCGGCCCACCGATGTGCTGCCGAACGTGGGGCAGACCCTGGTGCTGGTGGCCAACGAAGGCCTGCCCAATCAGAAAGAGCAGTACGTGCGCGCGACCAAGGTGTCTTCGGTAGAGCGCACCTTCACCTACGACGCGGACAAAGACTACAAGGCCGCCATCGTCACCATGGACCTCAGTGACGCCTTGCGCTTTGACCTGCCGGGCTCGCCGGCTTCGCGCACCTTCACGCGCTTGGTCAATGGCACCAAGGTGCGCGATACGGTGGTGGCCGACGCCGGCACCTATGTGGGCGTGGTGCCGCTCACGCAGGCTGCGGCCCTGGGCGACTTCACCGTCAAAAGTTCTTCGATCTACACGCAGCTGGTGCCGAGCGCGCAGACCGAAACGCCCCTGAGCGACATCCGCATGAACGGGCTCGCCACCGCCTTGGTCGCCACGGGCGGGCCACTGACCCGCACGCTCACGCTGGGCTTCACCCCGTCGCAGAATTTGCATGTGGGCGGCCCGATCTACCCGGGCACTCTGTCCATCACCGGGCAGGGCATCACCGTGACAGACCGGGGTGGAAACCTGGTCAACGCAGGCGCGCAGGTCGGCACCGTGGACTATGCGAACGGCATCGTCACACTTTCGACCCCCGTGTTCGGCTCGTCCGCCTTGAGTTTCGCAGTCACCTTTGTGCCGGCCGCGCTGCCCGAGATGGTCTCCGAGCAGACCCTGGTGCCGATCACGGCCGAGGGCCGCAGTCTGAGCTACGCCTTCACGCTGGGGACTGCGCCGCTGCCGCGTACCACCAGCATTGCCTACCTGGCCCAAGGCCGCTGGTACACCCTGCGCGACGACGGTGCCGGCAAGCTCTCGGGAACGGACACCAGCTACGGCGCCGGCACCGTGAACTACACCACTGGGTCTATCGTCGTCACGCTGGGCGCCTTGCCCGACGTGGGCAGTGCACTCGTGGTGCAGGCGTACTCCGCAGTGGCGCAGTTCCCTGCCTCCACGGCGCCGCTCGCCAACAACGGCAAAGCCTACATCCCCATCAACACCGACGGACTCATCACCGAGGAAAAGGGCAGCAAGGCCATCGCGCCCGGCTCTGTGATGGTGGGCTGGAGCCATGGCGGCGCAAAAGTGGCCATTGACGACGGCCTGGGCCACCTGACGGGCGACGCCACCGGCACCGTGGACTACTCAGCGGGTGTGGTGCGCGTGAGCCCCAATGTGTTGCCGCTCCCGGGCACGCCTTTGCTGCTGGACACCACGTCCAACACCGGCCTGGTTTCACCGAACGTGGACCTGAGCAGCGGCGACATCGGCGCAACCAACATCACGCCGGGCAGCGTGAGTTTTAACGCCCTGATCGAGCGTGTCTACACCTGGCAGTCGTACAGCCGCTACCTGCCCGGGCAAAGCACTGAGCTGGAATCTTGGAACTTTTTTGACCGGGCAGGCAAGTTGTACATGGCCTCGGGCTTCACCGCCAGCGGCGGCGGCGTCGAGTGCGGAACGATCAACTACGCCACAGGGCGCTTCACGCTCGCCATCCCCTCCAACCTGCCGAGCTTTGGCTTTGGCCCGCAAGTCCAAGGGTACTGAACACCATGTCTGAAGGCTACGCAGCAAATACCACGTACTGGACCTACTGGTCCATGTATTCCGGCGCAAAGGGTTCGTCCACAACCCTTGCGCCGAACCAATCGATCCCCGTTCGACACGGAAGCGCAGTGCCCAACGCCGACTCGGTAGGCGCCCTTGCCACCGAGCTGCGCGTCAGCGTACCGACGCTGCCCAACCGCGTACTGCGCGGCGCGGGTTTTCGCATTGGCAGCGACGAGTACCGGCAGATGGCGGGCGATACCGTGATGGTGAACCCGTCGCCGGCGAGTGGCGGGGGCACGCAGGTGGGCTCCGTCGCCAGCACCATTGGCCGGGTGTCTCTGGTCGCCTGGGGGCAAGGCAGCGACCCGGAGATCAAAGATTGGCGCGGCCTGCTGGTTCCGCCCGCAGAGGGCGTGGCGTCTCCGTACACCGCATTCCAGACCGTGTTCCGCACGGCTACCGCGCCGATTCGCCCCGGCAGCTTGTCGGTGCTGGGGACCATGCAGGATGGCACGACGTTCAACATCACGGCGGGCGTGGACGGCAAGATCAACGGCACGCGCGTGAAGGGGCTCGTCGATTACGAGTTCGGTCTGGTGCGGCTCTACTTTGTCGATCCGAACGGCCCGCAAAGCATGAACACCGACCTGTCGGGCCTGGGCATCGCGGGGCTCACATCGCTGCCGCGCGACTTGGTGCTTCTCAACTCCCTGCGCTACAACGCCGTGGCCTACAGCTACTTGCCGCTCAACGCGGAACTGCTGGGCATCGACCCGGTGCGCCTGCCCAGCGACGGCCGCGTGCCGATCTTCCGGCCCGGCGGTTTCGCGGTCGTGGGGCACACCGGCAAAATCACAGCCTCCGTCAGCAACGGGCAGACCATCGACTGCGCTCGGGTGCGCCTAAGCCGCGTGCGGGTGCTGGGCAGCGACAAGAAGGTCATCAACACGGGCTACACCGCCGACCTGGACGCCGGCAAGGTCGCGTTCACGGACGTGACCAGCTACAAGCAGCCCGTCACCATCGAGCACCGCATTGAGGACATGGCGGTGGTGCGCGACGTGCAGATCAGCGGCGAAATCAGCTTCACCCGAGCGCTCACGCACGCCTATCCTGCGTCCGGCTCACATGTGTCAAGCGCCCTGATGGCCGGTGATCTCAAATCCCGCGTCAGCGTCTTCTTCGACCAAACCTCCTGGGATGGGGTCACCTGGTCCGACACCGTGGTGGGCAACGTCGCCGTTGCCAGCTACAACGATGTTCTGGCCCCTGTGGTGGTCACCAACGCCGGCGCGGTCACCGAGCGCTGGGCGCTGCGCTTCACCAACTCGACCAGCTTCGACATCATCGGCGAGCACGTGGGTGTGGTGGGCACCGGCAGCATCAACACGACCACGGCCCCGCTCAACCCGGCGACCAACACCCCCTACTTTTCCATGTCGCCCCTGGGCTGGGGAACGGGCTGGGCCGCAGGCAATGTCGTGCGGATGAACACCGTGGGAGCGATGTTTCCGGTGTGGGTGGTCCGCACTGTGCAGCAGGGCGCCGAATCGGTGCAAGACGACAGCTTCACCCTGCTGGTTCGCGGCGACGTGGACCGCCCCTAATTTTTGCCACTAATTCCATAGGAGAAAATTTATGGCGTCCCCCGTAGATACTTCGGTCAAATTCTTCCGCGAAGACTTCCCCGGTGCCCCCGTGCTCAACGGCGTGGCCGGCTCGCTCCTCAGCCTGCTCGACGCCTGCCTGTGCACAGGCTTTGGCCTGCGCTCGGCCACATCACTGGTGGTGACGGGCGGCGTGGCCACGCTCGTGCTGGCCAGCGACGCCAAAAACCCCAATCTGCTCAACAGCGTGGTACTTGTCAGCGGTGTCACAGGCGCCCTCACGGCCCTCAATGGCGAGCAGCGCGTGACCTTCGCCAGTCCGACCGAAATCAAGTTCGCCACCGCCGCAGCAGACGGCACGGCGACGGGGTCCATCACGGTCAAGACGGCGCCGGCCGGGTGGGAGAAAAAGTTTCCAGGCACGAACACAGCCGGTTTCAAGAGCCTCGACGTCACAAGCCGTGGAGCGCATTTGTGGATCAACGACACCGGAACCATCAACGCAAACGTGCGCGCCTACGAAAACATGACGGGGGTGGACGCTGGTACTGGTCCGGCACCCACCGTGGCAGAGTCTGCCGCGGGCGGTTTTTGGGCGAAATCTGAGGCAGCCAGTGCCAACGCCGCCCGATGGAATGTGTTTGCCGATGGGCGCGCCTTGTATTACTGCCCTGTTATTGGCAGTGTCGGCCAAACTGTTCGGGTGGGTCAGGGCGCCTATTTTTTTGGTGAGCCCACAGCTTACAAGAGCGGCGACGCCTTTGCGACCGTAATATTTTCTGCTGCTTCTGCCCCCGGTCAGTCGGCGGCTCCAGGTAGCGTGTTTAACGCCAATCAATCAGGCGCCGCTACCAGGTGGTTGCGCTCATATACCGGGCTAGGAGGGGCGGTGTCGGCGTTTGCCCCACCCGTCTGCGGATCCCCCACTACTTACTCGGGCCTTGACGGAACGCTGGGTAGATTTCCGCTGCCCACCGACGGTGGCTTGCGGTTTTCGAACATTCTCTTAATGGAGGGCGCACTCTCCGGCGATGCGTCGGTACTTCGCGGTGTTCTACCGGGTGTGTATCACGTACCGCAGTCCAACCTGAACGCTTCGTTTGCCCCTGGCGACAGGGTGACCTTGGCAGGGCGGCACTTTTATGCCGTGTGTGCAGATTCTGTTTTCAACGTCAATACCCCTGGCGGCGGGCGGGGCTTCTTCGACATCACCGGCCCTTGGCGGTAAGCACCATGGCCGAAATCGCCGCCCCAGTCATCCTGCTCGGTATCCAGGTCGTACCCAGTGCGGGCGCTGCCGCGCCCTACAGTGGACCCGTGCTGCTGAGTGTCCAGAAGTCGCGCGACTACATCCATGGCGGCCCCGGCCGCATCACCGGCACCGTCGAAGAAAAAGGCACGCCGAACGCCCCGCTGCGCCGCAAGGTGCGCCTGCACCGCGACGTGGACGGCATGCTCGTGCGCGAGACCTGGAGCGATGCGGTAACCGGCGCCTACGAGTTCACCGACATCAACCCGGGCTATGCGTACACGGTCATCGCTTACGACTACGCGCGCAACTACCGTGCGGTGGGCGCCGACAACATATTGCCCGAGGCGGCCCCATGATCACCCTCTCGACCACACACGCAGAGGCCCGTGCGGCGGCGGCGTTGCAGGCCACGTTGACAGCGCTGAATTCCGGGGCCACAGGTGCGACCATCGACATCTATGCCACGGTGCGCCCCGCTACAGGAGACGCGCCTGGCGGGTCGCCACTGGCAACCTTCACCCTGCCAAAGCCCGCGGGCACTATCGCGGACCGCCAGCTGACCTTGGGAGTGGTTCCCGACGCCCTCATCATGTCCACAGGCGAGGCTTTGTGGGCGCGGGTGATGGCCGGCACCGCGTTGCTGTTCGACTGTGACGTGTCCGACACCACCGGCACGGCCACCCTTCGTCTTGCCACCACTCAGCTCTATGCAGGGGGCTCCGTGCACTTGGCTTCTGGCGTACTGGGGTAAGCCATGGCGTCTGTCGACCTGCTGTTTTCGCAACTGCCTGCTACGGGGCAGCCGGTCGCACTCGTCTTTGGTCTCACGGACACCTCGCTACCGGCTACCGTCAACGCCCACCTGGAAGGCGTACTTCCGCCGCCGACACTGGCCGGCGTGCTGCTCGGTATTCCGGACACCCTTGCATCGATTGCTGCAGTCCTGCCGCCACCCAAGCTGACCGGGCGCATCGACGTGCGGCAGGCATATGTCGTCACCCTGGCGAGCGTCCTCCCGCAACCCGCATTGGTCGCGGATTTTGCCGCCGCGTATCTGTCCAACACGGAACGCCCCACGGTGGGGCAGTCTCGCGCCCCCTGGACGCCCTCCGATAGCCTGGAATCCGGCATACAGCACCGCGCACAGGACACCGACGCGACCCCCGCAGGCACCGCCCCGCGCTGGCAACCGGCGCAGCCCGTGCCGGCCTACACCGAGGGCATCATCGGCACCACCGCCCGCACGCCTATAGGCACCTCCGCTGCCCACCAGTCGGCGCTGCGGTCCCTGGCAAGCGCCTATGCGCTGTACGAAGATGCGCAGCGCTCCATTCGCGCGGTGCTGCACGAGGCATTCGCCAACGCCGAAAAGGCCCAGACCCCGCTCCTGCGGCAGCGCCATCAAGACGGGCTCCCGGACCGCCGCCCCCTGCGGACAACCCGCTGGCAAGTGGCAAAGCCCGAGGCGCCAAAAGGCATCACCAGCCGGCAGGGGCCGGCCCAGTGGCTCAACAAGGGGTTCGGCGCCCGCCACGAGAACGCTATGCGCCCGCCCGCAGGCCAGTGGAGTCGCATCCCGGTCTTGCCAGAAATAGACCCGTGCTACCTGCCCGATCCGCACCTGCTGTTCGACGCCCTCTGGTCGAGCGACACGGGGTTGGTTTTTATCTGCGAGCGGCACGGCCCCGGCCCACAGCCCGAGCCCGAATCGGGCGTCGTTGTTCCTCTCCAAAGGGTCTACATAGTGCTCAACAACATCACTCTCCATCGCGTGGACACCGGCGCCGAATTGCGCGCGCACAGCTTCGGCATGTCACTCGACTACCAATCGTGGACCTGGAGCTGGCAGGCATCGCTGCACCACGACGCCGCTGACTACCTGGGTCGCGTCAATCACGGTGACCCGGCTGAGCTGGCCATCATGGTCAACGGCCAGCAGTTCCGCCTGCGCATGGAGCGCATCACCCGCGACCGGCGCTTCAACCCCACGCGCTGGGGCGTTTCTGGCAGAGGCAAGGCCTCGATCCTCAGCGGCCCGTATGCGCCAGCAATGCCTTTCGGCAACCCATCGGCCGCACGCACGGCCCAGCAGCTCATGGCCGACGTGCTCACGGTCAACGGCGTGGGCATTGGCTGGGCGGTGGACTGGCACCTGCAGGACTGGTTGGTGCCGGCCGGCGCCTGGGCCATGCAGGGCAGCTACATCGACGCCATCAACGACATAGCAGCCGCAGCGGGCGGCTACGTGCAGCCGCACCCCACGGATTCCGTCTTGCGCATCCTGCCAAGGTACCCGGCCGCGCCGTGGGACTGGGGCAGCATCAGCCCCGATTTCGAGATCCCGGCAGACGCGGCCGAGGTCGAGGGCACCGAGTACATCGACCAGCCCGCCTACAACCGGGTGTTCGTTGGCGGTGTGGGTGCTGGTGTGTTCGGCCCATTCACACGTGCCGGCACTGCGGGCGATGTGATCGCTCCCCAGGTCACCCACGCACTGATCACAGACGCCGTGGTCCACCGCCAGCGCGGCGTGGCCGAGCTGTCAAACACCGGCCGCCAACAGCACGTCACCCTCAATATGCAGGTGCTGCCCGAGACCGGCGTCATCGTGCCTGGCAAGTTTGTGCGCTACCTGGGCGACAGGCCCGTCATGGGCATCGTGCGCAGCACGTCCATCGACTGGAGCTTCCCGAAGTTGCGCCAGACCATCAAGCTGGAGACCCATGCCTAACATCTACCGTCAATTCTTGGACCTGCTGCCCAAGCGGCCGCTGCAAAGCGGCGAGGTGACAGCCGTCGACGCTGGCGTGGCCACGATCATGCTGCCAGGCGGCGGAGTCATCCAGGCGCGTGGCCAGGCAACCGTGGGGCAGCGGGTTTTCGTGCGCGATGGCGTGATCGATGGCCCCGCGCCAGCGCTGACATACGTCGAAGGGGAGGCGTAACCACAAAAAAAGACGGGCGACCTGCCCAGGTGCGCTAACACCTGGCCAAGCCCCAACCCGCAGAACACGCCTGCAAGCCGGCAAGGCCCGCCACCCTGTACAGAGTGCGGCCGAGCCTATCAGAGTTTTCGCACAGAGAAACAGGCTTGCAAATGGAAGAAATACGGTGCGGCGCATGCAGCCGCAAACTCGGCGAGGGTGTCTACACCCGGCTGACCATCAAGTGCCCCCGCTGCGGGGCCATCAATTCGCTGAGGGCCCAGAGCCCCACCCTTGAGCGCCATGGAGCGTCAAACGCAAACGGACCCACCCATGGCCCCCATCATTCCCTGGATCGGCGGCAAGCGCCGCCTCGCCGAGCTGCTCCTGAGCCGCTTCCCGCCCCATAGCTGCTACGTCGAGGTCTTCGCGGGCGGCGCGGCCGTGTTCTTCGCGCGCCACCCGGCTGACGTCGAAGTCCTCAACGACGTCAACGGCGACCTGGTCAACCTGTACCGGGTCGTCACGCACCACCTTGAAGAGTTCGTGCGCCAGTTCAAGTGGGCGATCTCTTCGCGTCAGGTGTTCAAGTGGCTGCAGGAGACCCGGCCTGAGACGCTCACGGACGTGCAGCGCGCGGCGCGCTTTTTCTACCTGCAGCAGGAGTCGTTTGGCGGCCGCGTGTCTGGCCAGACCTGGGGCACCGCGACCACGGCGCCGTCGATCAACCTGCTGCGGATCGAAGAAAACCTGAGTGCCGCCCACCTGCGCCTGGCGGGCGGCACCTATATCGAGCAGCTCGACTGGGCGGCCTGCGTCGACCGCTACGACCGCCCGCACACCTTGTTCTACCTGGACCCACCGTACTGGCAGACCGAGGGCTATGGCGTGCCGTTCCCTTGGGAGCAGTACGAGCTGATGGCCAGCAAGCTGCGCGCGATCAAGGGCAAGGCCGTCATCAGCATCAACGACCACCCGGCCATCCGGGAGTGCTTTGCAGGCTACGACATGGAGGCGCTCAAGATCGACTACACCGTGGGCGGCGGCGCCAACCGGGTCGAGCGCGGCGAGCTGGTGATCTACAACTGGGATAGGGCGGCCGAGCCCGCAGGGTTGTTCTGAGCCTCAGGTCAGCTGCTCGGCGTGTACTGCGGTCCAGAACCAGTGTCGGCTTTTGCCACGCTTGTGCAGCGTCAGCCGAAAGGTGATCCTGACCCGGCCGTGCTGGAGCAAGTCGACATCGACGGTCATTCGCTCCGGCAGGCCTTGCTCGGGCTGAGGCAGGCGCTGCGAGGCCGCGGCGATTTCTTCGCCCCGGATCAGCGCGAGCACTCCGTTGTCATGATGGGGGTCCATATCCGCAATTCTCTTGCACTGAGAGAAAATGCAGAGCAT